ACGCAATGGTTCAGACAATATCTGAACTTACCCAATCAGAAAAGGGAGCTAGAGCTGTATTAACACTTTTAGCTGACATGACTGGTGACGGTATTGTTGGAGACAACACTCTCGAAGGTAATGAAGAGTCATTAAGAGCTTTCGACATCGTCGTACAACTCGACCAACTGAGGTTTGCAAACAGACTATCCGGAAGGTTAGCTGACCAAAAATCAGTTGTGAACTTTAGGGAACATTCTAGAGATGCTCTTGCTTATGCAATGGCTGACAGAATGGACCAATTAGCATTCCTAACTTTAAGTGGGATTAACTACACACTCAAAAACAATGGGGCACTAAGACCTGTTCTAAATTCAGGACAGAACCTTGGCGACCTAGCGTTCTCAGGTGATGTAAGTGCACCAACTTCTAATAGACATAGAAGATTTGATGCTACTAATGGAATCGTAGCTGGAGATGTTACTGCTATAGCAGCAGCTGACAAACTAAGCTACAGTGCAATCGTTGATTTAAAAGCGTATGCCAAAGACCAATACATTAGAGGTATCAGAGGTGCTGGTAATGATGAGATGTTCCATCTCTTTGTTACTCCACAAGTTATGGCTGACTTAAAACTTGATTCAGACTTCCTTGCTAACGTAAGGCAAGCTGGTATCAGAGGACCACAATCAAGCTTGTTCTCTGGTTCATCTAGCTTGATGGTTGATGGAATCATGGTCCATGAGTTCAGACATGTGTTTAACACAAGTGGTGCAACTTCTGGTTCATCCTCAAATGCTGGTGCTGCTGGTTATAAAGGTGGTGCTAACGCTGACGTTGATTACTCTGCATGTTTATTCTGTGGAGCACAATCGTTAGCTATGGCTGATATCGGTATTCCAGAAATAGTCGAAGATTCATTTGACTATGGAAACCAAAACGGTATATCAATAGGAAAAATATTTGGTCTTAAGAAGCCTAAGTACAACTCTGACCACACAGGTCAAGTTGAAGACTTTGGTGTTATTAGATTAGATGTAGCATTCTAATTGTGATATATTTTATAGGTGGTCAAACTTATTTGGCCACCTATTTTTAAAGGAGTTAATTATGTGGGTTGTATCTACAGAAGACAAAACAGTAGCTTCCACTTGGGGAGCAACAGTTAGATTAGTGGCGAATGAGCCTAAACAAGTTGGAGACGAGCTAGGTTTACTTTGTCTGCAAAATGGTTGTTCTCAAGTAAAAGAACCTCCTGTACTAGAAGAGGAAGAGGCTCCAGTTGTTGAAGACTCTCCAAAAATTGACGAGGGTTCTGGCGGAGCAGAAGTTGAAGTGCCGGTAGAGGCAAGTTCACCTAACTTTAACAGTATGACTAAAGTGCAGTTAGAGGAATATGGACGTACCATCGGTATTGAACTTGACAGACGTAAGAAAAAAGCATCTTTGATAGAAGAATTAGAAGCTGCAAGTTCATAAATTAAAGTGATTTATGGCAAGGACATTAACATTAACTAATATACTTACTAGAGTAGAAGACACTTTACAAGACCCAAGTAATGTTAGATGGTCCGAAGCAGAACTAATCCGCTATGTAAATGACGGGCAAAGAGAAGTAGTAAACTTTAAGCCCGACGCTAGTGCTACGCACGAAAACGTATCTTTAAGCACTGGCACAGAACAATCACTGCCTACCAGTGGTTTACGTCTTATAAATGTCGTGCGAAACATGTCAAGTACCTCGGCATCCGCAACCGGAAAAAGAGCAATCCGGTTAGTCGATATTGATATTCTAAATACTACAGAACCTAACTGGCACGATTCGTCCGTCACTGGCACAGCCGCCCATGGCACTGAAATAAAACATTTCGTGTTTGACGATGATGACCCTAAAAAATACTACGTGTATCCAGGAGTTTCTGGTAGTGCGTTTGTAGAGATAATATATTCTAAAGCACCAACTGATTTATCTAGTGGTAGCGATGTAGTATCCGTTGATGACATATACGTAAATGCGATTGTGCACTATGTATTGTTTCGTGCGTTCATGAAAGACTCAGAATCTGCAGGGAGTATGCAACGTTCTGCTAGTCATTACCAACTTTTTGCACAAAGCCTCGGACAAGCTACCGGTGCGGAAGAGTTAATTAGCCCGAACTTTAAACCTTCAGGCATGACTCCGGCGGTGGGTAACTAATGGCTACTTTTTCGTCCCTAGTAAAAGAAGTGGCCCCCTATGTGCCTATGTGTCCAGACTCTTTAATAGAGCTAAACTTACGTTCTGCGACAATAGAATTATGTGAAAGGTCTAAAGCTTATGTGCAAGATTTAGATACTATTGGAACTATAGCTGGTGTTTATGAGTATGAGTTTGACCAACCAACTGGTACAGACGTGCATCAAATTTTGTACATGACGTACGATGGTAGGGACATGGACCCTATAAGCCCTCGGAGTCTAGAGTTAAATTACCCTGACTGGAGAGATAGAACAGGTAATCCACACGTCTATTTACAGAAAACTCCAGACAGTTTTTGGGTAGTTCCGGTGCCCACTTCTACTAAGTCTGATGGCTTGATATTAAGTGTAGCCTTAAAACCTACTAGGACTTCAAACAACATAGATACTACCTTTAGTAACACTTATAGAGATGGAATAATCTATGGCACTTTGTATAGATTACTACGTATGCCTAGTCGAGAGTGGACAGATATAGGAGCAGCTAGAGAGTACTTATTACAGTTTAATCAAGAAATACAACAAGCAGAGTTAAAAGCCCGTGGAGGAGATACGGGAGTAAAAAGAACAGTAAAATATAAAGGTATAGGTATGGCAAGGAGGCGATATGGAAAGTATGGAAGGGAAATCGACTACTGATGGTTTTGTAGAACCAACTTTAATTGATGTTAGAGCTAATTGGAGCTGTATAAAACCTCATATAGAGAAGCTTTTAAAAGAAAATCCAACGCAAACTTTCATACCTGAAGATGTTTATTGTGATTGTATAAACGAAAAGGCCTACTTATTTGCTTCTCCTGTAGGTTTTTTAATACTTACAATAGAGATTGATAGGTATACAAAGGACAAGACATTATATATGTGGATAGCGTATACTTATAAAAAAGGGACTAACCAGTGGGTAGCCCATGCAGATTGGCTAAATAAGGTAGCTAAACATTTTGGTTGCAAATATATAGAAGCACAATCAAATGTGGATGAATTAGAACCTTATGCTCTTAAACATGGTTGGTCACTAGATACAAGAATATATAGGAGAAACGTAAAATGAAACCTAAACGTGCAACATATGCAGCTAGCGAAGATGAAAAAATGAATGCTAGTATTGCTTTAGCTACTAAAAAAGAATTTGATACTTTCTTTGTGCCTTTAATAGAACAAAGGGCCGAGGAATCTCGGACAGAAGACTTAATGGCTGAAGCAGAAGGCGTAACAGGTGCAGATGTTATGCAAACACTAACAGGGGATTTAAGCTTTCCTTCAACTAGAGGTATGGAGGTATCGTCAATGCGAACCCTTGCTGCTATAGACTCAGCTATTAAAGCACAGGGGACTGGATACTTAGACCAAACTAAAAGTCAAGTTGATGTATTGAAACTTGGTAAAGGTATAGAAACAGATGTTGCTAGTGGTTTTAGATACGCTAGTAGAATAGGGACATCGGACCAGATTCAAGCAGGCAGAAGGGAGGTTTCAGCTACTGGAGCACAATTTCAATACATAGGAAAACCTTCTGCAAGAATTGCAGGTGATTACATCTATAAGCAAAGGATGTTAGCTATGGAGGAAGCAGAGGCTGAAAAAGACAAAGAAGCCGATGCACAAAAATATAGTTTTGATATAGGCAGTCCTTTTAGAGCAATAACATGAGTATCGAACAAAAATATCTACCAGAAGTTTCAGACCCAAATAAAGTCTATTCTCAAATACTTAGAGATGATTACAATCAGTTTCAAGAATTGTTTGGGCCTTTACAACGAAGTCTTTTAGCAGAGGTAGGTAGCACTGAGCTCGTAGACAGAGCACCAGAAGTAGCAGCTAGACAAGACCGTTTAAGTAGAGGTATTCGTCAAAGAAATTTAGAAAGATATGGCGGAGCCGGTCTTAGTGCAGCTCAACTGTCAGAGCAAGAACGTAGTTTACAAAGAGCAGGGCAGCTAGGTTTAGCTGGTGGTATAAATGTAGCTAGAAGAAATCAAAGGCAACGAAATCAAGCTCTTCTTGCAGAGCTAGCCGGTATTGGTAGAGGTATTAATCAACAAGCTTTAGCTGGTCTAGGCACTGCTGCAGCGGGTGCTTCCGCTAGAAGAAATGCATATAAAGGGGCTGTTCAAAACTACCAAAACCAAATGTTGGGTTTAGGTAGCACTTTATTATTAGCTTCCTTCGGACTTGGTGGTGTATGAGTATTATAGAGTACATACGTAAAGGGCCTCAAAAGTACGCAGCCGATAGATTACTGAGCATCGAAAAAGATAAAGAAAGGCATATTGCGTATTATGATGCTGCAGCAAAAAACGCAATAGAAATGGTTTCTAATTCTTCTATAGATGGTATGCCTTTTGTAGATAGGGCTTTGGGTGACGGTAAGCTTAGTGGTAGTGGTTTAGATGTTGGCTACTGGAAAAGAGACGCGTTTAATGCAAGTTTAAAACAGACTAAAGCAGAAATGATACCTGGTCCAGATGGTAAACCGTCGGGGAACTATCGAACAACTCTTCAGAATGAAGAGTTATATTTATCTTTATACCAAGCTTCTCCTTTATATAGTACTTTTCAAGACTCAGAAAGTGGTAATGTGCGTCAAGGGGTGCCAACTAAAATTAATTTAAGAGTTAACCCTAATGACCCAAATGATGTAAGAGTAGAATTGCTATTGGCTGTAAACGAGGGGGGTAATATAGTTGAAAGACCCAAAACTCATGGTTCTACTAACGCATCAGATTCTGTAGTTGTAAGTTTAACACCGGATGAATTTTATAGAAACGTATCAACTGTTTTCCAAGAGGTAAATGCTAGAGCAAAGAAAGGGGGGATTATTCCTGCTGTACAAGCTGATATTATTAGACAATCATTTGGAGGAACACTTGGGCGTATGCCAGGTGCTGAAGGGGCTGGAGAAGGTGATGCTGCTCAAGACGACAATGCTCCTGCAGGCAATACAATGGTAGATATAGGAAACCAAATTTTAAATGGACAAATATCGCCCGGTGAGGGTTTAGCACTAACAGAGGAGATTTCTAAACTAATACTTGCGGCTTCCGAACAAGCAGATGAAGAAAAACTAAATCTAACAGAGCAACAGATAATAGACCGGGAAGCAACGCAACGTGTTACCGCCGGTGAAGCAGGTGACACAGTGCCTATATCAGAAGGCTCTCCTTTACTTACTAGAGAAGGTGGTTTTGGTATAAGAGATGCGTTTGATAAAGGAGCTGATTTGAGTGTTTTGCGAACGCAGTACGGAGCTGGATATGTCGACGACCCAAAAGTTATACCTTTTCAGATTAGTCAAGAAGAGTTTGATAACCTTTCTCCAAAGGATAGAAAGTTTATAACCACTAGGTCTCAACAACTCAGTGCAAGTAATATAAATACTGCTGTACGAACAGTACAAGCTGCGTTTGAGGGATTAGCTCCGGTTTCTGGGGGTATGGCAGAAGGTGCCGCCGGGCGTGCAGTTGCTACGACTGGGAGACAATCTTATATAGAAATAGCAGAGAACAGTAATTTAAGCAGAGAAGAATTTGCTGCAGCTAAAGAACTTGACAAATATTATAGAGGGAATAGAGACAAAATTAGAACTGCACTTAGTAAACCTGGTGCTATAGACGCTATGAATAATGACCCAATAGGTTTTGTAAGAAGTTTAAGTGAAGGTAAAACAGTAGCACAAATACTTGCAGGACAGTCAGAAGATGGTGCTACAACAGGTAGTGTATTTATACCTGGTGTCGACGTGCCCTTCCCTAAACTTACGGGTGATTTAGAAAAGGATAGAGCTTTAGTAAGTTCTTTCTTCATTGACAATGCTGAAGCCATTACCAAAGCTGTAGGTGAAAACGAAGAGTTTAAAAATATAGCTAGGGGTATAATTCAAAACAAAAATATTAATAGCTTAGATGATGTACAGACTAACCAGTTCTCACCCCAAGAGGCTTCAAACTTAGCTTTTGGAATAGCATCACAGATGGTTGGCCGTGATGCAACTCCTACTGAGTTTATAAATACTGCACGGTCAATATATAACCTTGCTACGACTGGGGACTTTAATATGGGTCCAGGTCAAGCTGCTGCTAATAGAGCAGCTGCTGCTGAGGCTCAAAATAAAGCACGTCTTGAGAGGGATGCGAAAACTAGTGAATTTGTAAGCCAGTTCGATGAAAAAATATTTACAAATGTTGGCAATGAGTTACAACTTAAACAAGTAGATTTATCACAAGGGCCTCAACTAAATTCAGCTTTGAACCCTTTATTTGGCCACTTTATGTCAGAAGGTTATGATGGCTCGGGCATGGTAAATGTTGACGGTATTCTCTTACCTAGAAGTTATGTTCAAGCCGAACGAGATGGTGCTAGCAAACAAGAGCTAAATAGGAGGTTAAGTGACTATAGAGCTAGTGCACAATACAAAGCTGTCTCTCGTGCTCTGGGAATAACTTTAGCTAACATTGCAGAGAACACAGGTGGTGACCAAAGCTTCTGGCAACAATTTGGACGGAGTGGGTATGCAAATGTTTACGACAACTTAAACAATCTGGGTATTACAGTAAAAGAAAGAAACGGTAGGCCTTATGTAGATACATTCGACTTCTTCAACCCAGGTCCTGTTAAAAGTAAATCCAGCTTAGCTAATAGTAGAGTTCAAAGCATTATAAGTGCAGACATGTATGCCTTTCTAATGCAAGGGCTAGGCGGTCCTAAACGAGGACCTTAATTACGATAGATGCATGAACGAAGTAGATATTGCAATAAACCAACTGCGAAACGCAGGTAGTCTTGGCCGTAAACCTTTAACCGACGAAGAACAAAAACGACAAATCGAAACTGCTGGGGTGTTCGGCACTCCATCGCGAATCCAACCAGAGGTAATAGATACTCCAGGAGAGGCTTTTTCTGCTGGTGTACAAGCTGGTGCTTTTAATCTTAAAGCTAACACAGAGTCTTTCAAAGCAGCAGTAAATACTTTGATAGGTAGAGATAAAGTTGCTCAAGACCAATTAACACAAGCAGAATACATACAAACAGATGCTGCTAATCTGATGTCTACAATGGAGCCGTTTGATGTGTTCCTTGAACAACCTACTTTTACTGGGTTCATAAATCAAGTAGCTGCCGCTACGGGGCAGTTCGTGCCTTCTGCTATCGTATCAATTGCAGCAGCAGCTGCTACTGGGGGTGCAGCGACTGGTGCAGCAGCTCTAACTGGCAGAACTTCTATAGCCAAACTTACAACAGGTAAGAAAGCCCCCTTCTTAAAAACCGTACCTGTAACAATAGAGTCTATTAGACAACAAAAAACTGCAGCCGAAATAAGAGATTTACTTAATAGGTCTTACAAAAACGCACTTGCCAACAAAAAAGGCAAAGAGCTACCTTTTACAATAACCCCTAAAGAACAACTTCTACTGGAGAATACTGTGTATCCTGCTTTAAAAAGAGAAGCAGCCCAAAGAATAGGTATTAGAGGGGCTTTGGCTGGAGCTTTTGCACAAGAACAAGTACAGGGTACTGGTATTGCTTTCCAAGATTATGCTGAACAGGGCATGACAAGTGCAAATGATGTTATAAAGTCTTTTGCCCAAGGGTCAATCTTTGCTGGTATTGGTGTTGGCTCAGAAGTTTTAGTAGCTAGAAGTATTGTAGACACTTTAAAAAAAGGCACTGCTAAATTAAAACCTACTTTAACCAAAGAAGGTATAGAAGAAATATTTAAAACTGGTATAAAAACTGACACTTCTTTTTTGAAGGATATGTTCAGGGCAACGGGTACTACTGCTTTTTCTGAAGGTATAGCAGAAGCTTTACAAGAAGAGTTGTCCGTGCAACAAAAATTCAGTATAGATGATGCTTACACGCAAGCTAATGCAAAGCTAGATAGAATACAGGCTCTTTTTGCAGGTTTCTTCGGTGGAGTTGGTGTGGGTGCTGGATTAGGAACAGGCCCTGCAGTTTTAAATAAAAGTAGACAACTTCTTAATGACAGAGCCTACAGAGAATTTAGACGACAAACTTACGATATGCGAGCACAAATGCAACAAGGCCGACCAGATTCTGCTACCAGTCTAATATTTAAACAAAGGGCAGCTGCTATAGCTACAGAATTTAGGCATATGTTTAATCCTAAAATGCCAAAAATAAATACTCAGTATACAGACATAGATAGTGAAGCAGAGTTTAACAAAGCGTTAGCTCAAATAGAAAGAGAAAACCCAGGAAAAATGGACAATATCTTTGTAGTACCCCGTCCAGCACAAGGTGTGTTGTTTACTACAAGCCCAGATATAGCTGAAATAGCTCGTAATATTTTCCAAACTAGGCCTTATGATAATGAGTTTCATAATGAGTTTCTTGCTACGGCCCTAGGCTACACTAGAACAAAAGACAGTATAGACGATGCTGTAGTTGGTGCTTTCGACAAAAAAGCTAATGAGTTTGTTAAGTTTCAAACAACAAGCACTAGGATAGAGGGCCCAGACAACAAGACTGGTGTAGAGTTAGCGAAAGAAAAAATGAAAAACCTTCTTGGTAGCGAATATGATGGGAAAAATTTCGACGTTATTACTCAAAGTATAGCCCAACACTTAGAATTTCGTAAGAAAGGTCTAGTATTAGATACCACACAGATAAATGAACAAGGAGAGCCTGTACGGGTAGCATTTGAAGATATCTATGATACAGATGATGTTGACGCACCCTTAACTCCAGAAGAACAAGAAGAGCAACAAGCGTCTGAGGCAGACAAAAGAGCTATAGAGCAAAGACTCTCTCTTGCAAGGAGTATCAGAGCCCGTACTTTAACTAAAACCCAAGAAGCGGCGGTAGAAGAATATTTTAAAGAGACTTTTCCTATTATATCCTCCGCTGGTGTTACTTTTAAAGACTTACAAAATTTAGAAGCCTACCACGGCATGATTCTTGATAAAACAAAAGCAATACGAGCAGAAAAAACCGGTGTAAAACTAGACAGCCTTGCTGAGTTAGGAGATGCAATTGATGCAATAAAAGCAGAAGATTATAAACAAGCTTTTAAAGAAGCGTTAAGCCCCCCTCAAAAACGTAATTTCAATAGGATTAGCAAACTAATAAAAGAAGCTAGCACTTTACCAATTGGAGCAGAGCGACCCGACATATCTCCTTTAGCTAGAGGCCTTACAGAAGCAGCTGATAATCCAGGACTTTTTGCTATTAGCACTGTAGAGCAAATACTTGCAAATATAGCTCCAGAAGAAACACCATCTACACGAAGACCTACTGGTATAGAAGTAGCGTCAGAGTCTGTAGCTAGTTTGAATAGTAGTGAAGCCAAACCTGTGCCAGTTACTGAGATAGTAAGACGTACTACTCTTCCAATAGAATTTGAAACACCCGAAACAGAAGTTGCACGGGAAGAGATTGAAATTGACCCAGAAACACAAGAAGAAAAGATAAAGCCCGTTATGGGTCTAAAACCTGTGCGAGACGAATATGAAACACGTGACGCTTATGAAGACGCTCTTACAACTTATGTTTTAACTAAACAAGAAGCAAGATTAAACATGGTAGATTCCGATGCAATAGCAACAAGAGGCGGGTCCGGCACTATCGATAATCCTTACAAACAATACATTCCACGAGAAAACAGAAGCGAAAATCAAGAACCGCCTTTTTGGAAAAATTATTCTATAGATGAAACTACACCTAAAGCTGATAGAAGACGAACTGAAGGACAGATTAATCAATCCTACGTACATGTGTTATTTAGAGATGAGATAGATGCGGCAAAAGATAATTTCTCTCAACAACTAGTTGATGACTTTGCTAAAAAAGCACAAGCCCTTAATGACAGGACTGAGGGTGGGAACTTTTTACGTATAGTGCCTGCAGATTATTTAAGTGAATTTAGAAGTCAAACTAAAGCTAGTACTGAATTTGTAGAAATACCGTTAGATGTAATGCGAAATGCAAAAGAGTTTGTTTTTGTTAAGCATGAAATAGAGAACTCTAATGAACTTGTAAGAAGGAACGTAAAAGAATTTAGAGATATATATGAAGATGTAAGAACCCGTATCAAACAAGCGAAAGATAGGGCTGGCTCAAACATGGGGGCTAGTGCAGATGCTATCTATAAGTTTTCTATCTTTGAGACAAGAGAGTTTGGGTCTAGAGAAGCTGCAGTTGATATGGGAGTTTTGTTAGAGGGTATATATACAATTTTCAAAATAACTGGAAGACGTCAAGAAGAAGAATTAGAACTTACAGGTAAACGTTATGGTAAAAATATAAGCTTTAGAAGGGCTACTGCATTCAATGATTTTTTAAATTTTGCTGCAGATAATGGTATTTATGTAGGGTACTCTGCTCAAGGTTACAAAGCTAAAGGGCCTGGTTCAAAACTTGATATAGTAGGCACGCCTGTTTCACAAGTAGAAGCTCCGGCTTCTGCACTCCCACAAGATATAACTCCTAGACAGACTATTAAATTTTACTATGACCTACTCATGAACCCTAACACCTTAACAAAAGAAGGTGAGTTAGACAGGAAATCTTTTTCTGATTTTGAACGTAGCTTAGCGGACGGAGGGCTTCAACAAAGAGAAATAGATGCAATCAAATATGGCATAAAAGAGTCTATAGTAGAAAGTGCTAATAAACGAATATCAAAGTTAAATGCTCTGCCCCCTAACATAAACGGAGAAGTGTATTTAACTGAAGAAGGTAACGGCTTTATAAAAAGTATAGAACCAGCAGTAAACCAAGATAGACCACTACTAGTTGCGGGGGTTAATGGTTTATTTGTAGAAGTAGACCCTAACAAAATAGAAAAAGGGACAAAAACATATGATGGGACCAAGGTGTTTGACTATGCGAATTTAGACGCAAAGGGGACTAAAGAGAAGTTTGAAGCTCTTGAGAGAGCAGAAAAAACATTCACTCTTCTGAATGAATACAAAATAGTTCCAGATGTTGAGCAAGTAGCAGAAGAACCTGACCTTGACAGAACTCAATATAATATATTTATGGGCCCTAAGTACGCAGGCAGGGGCTTTTACCAAGCTTTTATTAATGACCTTAAAAAAGAAGGAAAAAGCAAATCCGAAATAAACAATATAAGTTCACAAATAAGAAGAGTCCATGTCGCTGACTTGCAAGCACAATACCCGCAGCTTGGTATAAAAGGCATAGAAAAAAATGGCTCCACTCTTTCTTTAACTGCAAAAGGTAAAGGGTTATTAAAGAAACTTGAACCTACAGCCACTAGACTTATGGTGGGTAACCACGGTGTTTATATAGAAATGAATAAACCCGCCAATGTAGGCAAGTTTGTTAAAAAACGTCTTCAATATAACGAATACAAAAGAGATGGGGTTAAGTTGTATGACCAGTTTAAAACTGTAAATTATGCTAATTATAAAACCGATAAATGGTACGCAGACCCTAAAGAATATGCAGAACTAAAAACAGAACCTGTGCAATTAGAGATAAATTTTGATGAGCCTACAATAAACATATTTGCAGGAACTAAAGAAAACGCACATTTAAGTAATTTTGCACCAAGGCCTTTTGTCGGACCAAACGGTAGAGATTACATAAGCGTAGAGCACGGGTATCAATCTAATAAAACAGGTAAATTTAACAAAAAAGTATCTGATGAATTTGTTCGTTTAGGTAGAACGCCTTTGAAATCTTGGTTAGTAAAAAATGCTGGTAAACCTAAAACAAAAGACAACGCTAACTTAAAGTTAATGAAAAACTTAATAAAAGCTTCTTTTGAACAAAATCCAACTGAGTTGCAAAAACTTATAGCTACTGGAGATACTACTCTTACTCATATAGGCGGGGATAAATATTTTGAAAAACGTTTCCCTCAAATACTTATGGAAGTAAGGGAAGAGTTAGGAGCTCCTGGAAATCAATTGCAAATGGATTTGCAGGCCCAAGCTCCTGTAGTACCAATTGAACCTAAAGAAGAAGAAAGTACAGCCTACTATTTATTAGAAGACAAACTTAAAGTAGAAGAAAAAGCTAGAAACATAATTCGTGATATGACAGCTTTGGACTTAATAGCAAACGACTTAAACTCAGGTATTTACGATATAAAAAGTGAAACTCTGTCTTTAAGTACAGTTCTTAATTCAATCCAAACCCCTTTTGACCCTTTAGCATCTTTAGAATACATGATAAAAAACGGTAGACCAGAACCTAGGCCGTACGAAAAATTTCATAATGTAGAAAAAGAATCAGTAGTTAGTAGAGAAGATTTATTGGCTAAAGTTGGTAACATTGTGTACCGTGTAGACTCTAAAGGACAAGTTTTTACACGAGCTGATGACGGAATTGATGCAGACGAACCAGCATCTATAGAAGACCTCGAGGTAGCAACCAACTTGATGCCTTACATGTATAACAGAATACCGCCTTTAGATTTTGATGTAGCAACTTATGATGACTTAGTAAATTACATAGATGACTTAGTTAATATCTATGTTGTAGATGAAAACAAAAAACCACTACTCATAGAAGCGTCATCTAATACTGCTTTATCTAATATACAAGAAGCCTCTTCTAACCTAATTGTAAACCCAAACACAGTTCCACTTATTAACCTAGCTGTTGGGTTAGGGTCTGCAGATTTAACTAAAAGACCAAAAAATACTAGGTTCCCAGAGCACAAAGTTATAGTAGCTGGAAGTAGAAATTTTTCTGAAACCGAAGTTTTTAATAAAACGCTTGATAAACTTTTTGGTAAAAACAAAAACATAACTATTGTTTCAGGCATGGCTAAAGGGGCAGACACTCTTGCTGTTGAATATGCAAAAGATAAAAATTTAAATTTAGTTAAATTTCCTATAAAGAAAAATGAAAAGCCTACGAATAGAAACACTCGAATGGCTGCAGATAGCACATCTGCTGTTATATTTTTTAGTAACATTGGTAAGCCCTCTCCCGGTAGCTTCGACATGTTAAAAAAATCTGTAGAAAGGTTTGGACCCGCCAATGTGTTTATTTTTGATGCAGCGGGTAGAAAGGTGTATACGGTGGGGGATATGAAAAAAGCAAGACCTCAAGCTGTTAGTGCTACTGGTAGGCCGTTATTTGAACCAAAAAAATTAGACTATGCTTTTAAATCAGGGGCTAAAAAAGGCCAATTAAGCAAAGCTAAACAAAAACAGTATGAAGCAGCAATTGTAGAATACCAAGCTGGTTTAGCTAGAGGAGCACATAACGCAACTTTAGCTAATGGTGCTTTAAGACAACTTGCACCTTTGATGTTGTTAAAAGAGCTAGCTGAAGACGTAAGCATGAGACAGGAAGACCCTAACAGCGTTACTATGACAGCTCCTATAAATTCGTGGATTGGAGACGCCTTGATTTTAGAGTCTGCAAAAAGACACCGAGAACCATTCTTAGGTGGAGGTGGAGCTATATCTACGGGTATGTACCAAAATGAACTTGAGAACTTAGTTATAGCACCCCCACAAGGTATCTTCCCTGCTGAAGGGTTGGACAAGGGTGCTTTCAGAGAACGTCAAGAACAAATGAATATAGAGCGAATGACTGGTCAGTTATACAAGCCTATGAAGCCAATAAAAGAGAAACAAGCCACGGCTACTCCTATAACAGAAACCCCACAAGGTGAGAAGTACAAAAAGAAAACTGGCACTATAACTGGTAGACCGTTTAGAGTTCAGATACTAGACGGAATAACAACTGCAGCTAGAAGACTTGGCTTACTTACCAATATAAAAATATTACAAGACAACGAAGTTCAGTCTTGGATGAATAACCCTAATTTTAATTTAGAAGGTTTTGAAGAGATACGAAAAGACTTTTTAGCTAACCCTAAAAAGCTAGGTATGAATGTTAAATATAAAGATTTCGATGTCATAGTTCTAAAGAACAATATAGCAGGGACCGACGTGTCTGATGGCGAATACTATATGACTTTTATGCACGAACTTGGAGAATCTTTTGTTGGTCAAGAATTAGAAAAAACTTTAAAAGTAAAAAGCACTAGGGATAAATTAGTTAAAGAATTTGAAAAAGCTAAAGCTGCTAAAAACGCCCCACAAAAATATCAAGATGAAGAAACTGGTTTTGATGAGTTTATAGCGGACCAATTTGCTATAGCTATTAGAAAAAAACTAGGTATACGTGTAAATGAAACTGCAGATACACAATTTGAAAAAATGGACTTACCTATTAAATCTTGGTTTAAACGTCTAGTAAGGCAGTTAGAAAGTTTCTTTAACGCTATGAAAAAAGCAGCTACCAAAGGTAATTTTGTAATGAATGAGACCGTGCAAGAATACATTGATACAGTAGCATTAAATATTACAGACCCCTCTTCTAGGAAAATACCGTATCAAACCAAAGCAAAAATAGAACGGCAAATCGAAGACTTATTTGGCCCAGAGACTTTTACTCAAAAATCTTTAAATAGTCTTATAAAACAAATGAATAAGCTAATGAGTGCTGAGAATATGCCTAAATGGTTAAAACAAATATTTTATGCAGCCGACAATAGGCTTAGGTCTTTAGGTAAAAACCTTCCTAAATTAGAAGACGGCAGGACAGTGGGAGAAGCCCTAGCAGATTTCTATTATGCTAGGTCTAGAACTCTTACAGCCTCAGGGCTGTTGATGATAAAAAATGCAAAAGCCCAAGCTTATGTAAACGAAGTAGCTAAAGCTTTAAATGCAAAAGACAGTTGGTTATACGCTACTTTAAACTCTAGCCAACGTGCAATCTTATTAGAAGCGGAAAGCGACAAAGCTACAAAAGATATATCTGAGCCTGCTCAAAAAGTAAGAGCAGTATTTAAAAAAGCTTTTGATGAGTTAGGTTTAAAAGATTTAGGTGTAACTTACCGTGATAACTTCTTTCCTCGTCTTATAGCCATATATGATATTGGCGGAGATGATGGCATACGTGCTAACTTAATAAACTTGTTGATGAAAAAAAATCCAAAAGTAACAAGAGCACAAGTAGAAGAAGCAATAACAGAACTAGTTGCAAAAGGTAAAAACGAAATAGATTTTGAAGCCGCTACAAATGACCCATTAGATGTAGGTATTTTAAAACCTTACAAAGACTTGTTTAAAAATGTAACAACTGATGAACTAAGAAGTATAAAAGCTGCTGAGCCTCCTGAAGTAGCTCTTAAAAAATACTTTGATAAAGCAGTCACAAGGTCTGTGTTTGAGGAAAAAGGAGGCGTAAAGTACTTACGTAACCTCATGAACAAACTGAGCCCAGAAGAACAAATAGAGGCACAGAATATACAAGACGCGATTATGGGTAGGATAAGCCCAATATCAAATGGTTTTTTAAGGCTAGCTAATAACATTGGACTTGTAATTAATGTTGTTACTCTTTTAGGGTTTGCTGTGCTTGCTTCTTTACCGGATTTAGCTGGACCTGTGCTTAGGTCTAGAACATTAGATACTTCGCAACTGTTTAATGCTATAAAGAACCACGCTCAAAACAGAGAGGAGATGATAGAGTTAGCTAAAGAGATAGGTGTTGTAGGAGTAGATGCTATGTCTACATTCTTTATTAACGCGGGCGAAGTTGATTTTATGAACGAAAAAGCAAAAACAATAGCTAATGGGTTTTTTAGGCTTACTGGATTAGAAGCATTCACTAGGTTTAGTAGAGTGTTTGCTACAGGTATGGGTAAACAATTTATGATTAAACATGCGGAAAAAGCAAAACGAGGTGATACAACTTCTGAAACTTACTTAGCAGAACTACAAGTAACTGCGGATGAGGTGCTTGCATGGTCAGAGGGTAAAGCTAGCCCTGCAGTAAGAGAAAAAGTTAATCAAGGTTTAGTAAGATTTGTTGATGAGTCTATCGTGCGTCCTAACGCTGCTGAAAGACCTGTATGGGCGAGTGACCCTAGATATGCTTTACTATGGCAATTAAAGTCTTTCTATTATGCTTACGGAAAAACTATTATGGGCGGTGTGTTCAGAGACAGTATGAATAATGCAAAAACAGCAGGAGCAGGAGCTGCTGTCATGCCTTTATTGTTTGTTGCAATGATGTTGTTGCCTATAACAATGTTGGGTTGGGAGATAAGAGAGTTTACTAAAGCAGGGTTAGCATGGTTGCTTCCAGGCATAAGTCCAGATGATGCAGGCGTAAATTACTATAGGACAAACACCATGACCAATGGGCAATATTGGACAGAAGCAATAGACAGAACCGGTATGTTAGGCCCTGTTTCTATGGCTTTACCTGTATTTTTAGAAGACCATAGACATGGTAAACCTTTCTGGTTGAGCCCTCTTGGGCCTACTGCAGAAAGATTATATGATGGTATTACATGGGATTGGAAAGTAGCCGATTATATTCCAGGCTATAGCCAATTAGATACGAGAGCTTTAGGTAGAAATTAATGGTAAAATAAATTATGGCATATTCAGACACAATAAAATTAGTAGTAGGTGATACTTTACCTGAACTACAATTCACTCTAAAAGACAGTAATACTGCAGCTAGTGGTCAAACACTAGACCCTGAGAACAGTGACACGTGGGCCGTAGTCAATCTTACAGGTGACACGGTGAAACTGAGAATACGAGAGGTAGGTAAAACTACTGTCTTATCAACTATAACAGCTACATTGACAAATGCTTCAGCAGGAGAGTGCTCTGTCGTGTTTCCTACTGACACCTGGACCGCAGCCGGTACGTTTGAAGGTGAGCTAGAAATGACCACAAGTGCAGGTAAGATTCAAACTGTACAAGACTTTGTAAAATTTAAAGTACGTGACGACTTCGATTAATGGCATTTAAAGCTGATGTAACCTTTGTAAACCTACAGGCTGTCTTACAAAAAGCCCCTGAAGTTGGTGATTACGAAAATATAAAAGGTATCTTACACTCTCAAAACCTTACATTATCTGACTTTATAACTGATGCAGATAGCTTAAACCAGTACTTTACTGCAGACACAGGGTCTCCAAACGCAGAATCATTTAGCTTAAGCGATGTACCTGCTTTACTTAATACAAAAACTTTTACAGATACCCCAACTGTAACAGAGGACCTAGTAGCTAGTGTGGGCAAAGCTCTATCAGACACCCCTTCTGTAACTGAAAGTATTAGTATACTGTTAGAGATAATAAGAAATTTTTCCGATACCCCAAGCATATCCGAAGCTGCGGTTTTAGGTTTTGGTAAGGGGGCAGATGACTCTTTTGGAGCCAGTGATAATACCCCTGTTTTATCTACTGGCAAAGGTTTATCAGACGCTCCTAGCCTATCTGATTCTCCTGTATTTACTGTAGGGCTTGGCCCGTCCGATACGCCAACTATTAGCGAATCTTTTGCACGAACAGTAACTTTTGCTAGAAGTTTTAGTGATACTTCTACTTTAGATGATGCAGCCTCTGCAGATGACGACAGTGCAGTTCAAACCGGTATAAACAAAAGCAATACGTTAACTGTTTCAGAGTCATTAATTGTAGAAGAGGGCAAAGGTTTTACAGATGCTCCTTCTATTAGTGAGGCTTTAGTGTTATTGGTGTCGCCTGTTTTTGCAGATAGCACTACAATAACTGAATCAATTAATGTATCATTATTAAGAAGAGGGGGCCCACTAAACGTGGCTTCCTTAAACAGTGATATGTTAAATGCTTAAGCGAGGTAATTATGTCAAATATAAATGACCAACTAAAAATGAAAGGTAGCTTACAAGTTCGTCTAAATGATGAAGTTGTACGTGAAGTTGATAACTTAGTTGTTACCGCTGGAAAAGGATATGTAGCATCTCGAATGAAGTCTGACGCTTCTGGTGGGTCTGCAATCATGTCGCACATGGGCATAGGAAGTGGTTCTACTTCTGCTGCTGCTGGCGACACAGCTTTAGGAAGCCAACTTGGTAGGGTAGCCCTAACAAGTACGGGTATTTCTGGTGCAGTTCTTACATACACAGCCTCATTTCCGGCCGGTACAGGTACTGGAGCCGTTACAGAAGCAGGTCTATTTAATGCCTCTTCTAGTGGGACTATGTTATGTAGAACAGTTTTTTCAGTTGTAAACAAAGGTTCATCTGATTCAATGACTATAACTTGGACTGTAACTGTAAGCTAAAAAAGGAGTAGAGTAATATGAGCGTAGTTTTTGCAAACAACGCCGCAACTACCCTAGCAGCAGCTATAACTAGCACCAGTGCAACAACTATAACGGTAACTAGTAGTAGCTCCTTCCCAAGTTTGAGTGGAAGTGAATACTTCTACGCTACGATTGATGACGGCAGTAACAAAGAAATAGTTAAAATAACTAATGTGTCCAGTGAAACTTGGACCGTAGTTCGTGCTCAAGACGGCACAAGTGCTAGAACCTTTGCTAACGGAGTAGATGTAGAACTTCGAAACAACGCCGCAATGCTAAGCGATATCAAGTCGTTTAGTGCCTTTACCGCAGCCGTTACCA